TTTCTGCCTCTCCAATCCTTCTCATGGATTGATTATAACACAGAATTCGATATTTGGTGATGCTTTCCTCGCGTCTGCAAGATGATCCTACAGTTCAACCGCACAGGTAGAAAAAATTTATCCTTCGGTGTAACCGCTTGGGAACTCGCTCCATAGTATGAAGTGAAATCTTTATTGAGGAGGCAATACAGTATGTGTTCTTCTAACTCTCTTTGGAGCGAAAATAACTGGTGGTGGATTATCATTGTGATCATCCTGATCTGGGTCTGCTGCTGCGATAAGAACGGCGTGGGCGGCTGCAATACCGGCTGCTGCTGCGACAACAACACCGGCGTCGGTGGCTGCAACACCGGCTGCAACAATGGCTGCAATGGTGGCTGCAATGGTGGCTGCTGCTGCACTTGCTGCTGCTAATCGCCTTCCTATAACAACCGCATAGGGAGCGGCGGCATACCGAGCGGTTGCATACGGAGCCGCCATATGCCGTATACAGAACGACTCGCTCCGTCAGATACGCGGAGCCAGATCGGTTCCGTCCCTTGCGCCAATAGGCAAATACCCCCGTAAACCCTTACAGCAAAAGCCAGACATCCATAGTGGTGTCTGGCTTTCGGCTATAACGAAAATAGGAGCTCGTCTGAAACGCTGGAGTTTATGGGGCGGCTTGCTGAAGGCAGCGAGAAAGGCGCTGAGGGTTTCGTTGAGATCTTCAACGCCCGCTCGGAACTGATTTTCGATTGCTGCCCGACCCTTCAAGATGTCGATTTGCAAAAAGAGCTGGGAACGGCAAATGATCCCTATGCGACGATCCCGCTTCTTATGGATATGACCGAAGTATCCAAGCTGGCAGATGAACTGATGATCTGGATGGGCATGGTGGAATCGGACAAGGAAGAGAAAAAGGGTAAAAGCATAAAAAACGCATAGAAAGCGACCCTGTTATGAACCTGGCAGCGTTCTATGCTCCCAGAGGAATCACCCCGGAACAAATCCGGCGTATGTCACCCGGTGACCGGATGATCCTCTGGGTCGGGCTGGAACGCTGGTACGAACATGAGGCGGAGGTCGTGAAAGTGCTGCTATCACCCTATGCAAAGAAGGGCGGGTAAAGTATGGGCGGCAACCGCGTTATAGAATCCGTCCTGCGGCTCAAGGATGAGATGTCCAAAGGGCTGCTTGGTGTTGCCAAGAATGCCAAAAAAGCTGGTGCGCAGATCAATAATGAAATGCTTGGCTCGACACGCAAGGTCTCAGCCTGGGGTAAGAATGTTACCAAATCCATTGATAGTGTTGTCGGAAAACTGGGTAAGCTGACCCTTGCGGCAGGGGCTGCTTTTGCGGTCTTCTCGCTTAAAACCGGCATGGACTTTGAGGCCGGCCTGAGCAAGGTGAAGGCTACTGGTCAGCTCACCGCCGAACAGATGGAGCGGATCGAAGGCAAGGCCCGTGAAGTCGCTTCCAGCACCAAGTTCACCCTTGCCGAAACCGCTGACGCGCTGAATTACATGGCAATGGCTGGCTGGGATGATCAAAAGATGCTGGCCGGTCTGCCACACGTCGTCAACTTGTCGATTGCTACCGACACCGATATCGGTACGACTTCCGACATTGTGACCGACGCAATGACCGCTCTAAAAATGGTGCCAGAGGGCTTTACCAAGGTACTCGACGACGGCATCTTAAAGAGCGTTAGCAACGTGCAGCACTTCTCCGACGTGATTGCCGCCGCTTCCAGCAACTCCAACACCAACACAACGCTACTCGGCGAGAGTTTCAAACAGGCGGGCACGCTGGCCGGTGCATTCGGTTACACAATTGATGATGTCGGCGTTGCACTCGGACTGATGGCCAATGTCGGCGTCAAAGGCTCGACGGCAGGTATGGCGCTCAAAAACGCCTTTAATAATATGCTTGCGCCGACTGACAAGGCCGCTGCGCTCATGGAGCGATACGGTGTGTCTATGCAGAACTCGGACGGCTCCGCGAAAACGCTTCTTGGCTTGATGCAGAACCTTCGTTCCTCTTTTGGCGGTCTGGATGTCTCCCTTACGGATGTCAACGGGAACGTCATGGAGGGCGAAGAGCTGCTTGACTCTCTCGGTAATACGGCGGGCGTCAGTGCCGAACAGATGGAGAAAATCCGTGCTGTATCCGAGATCTTCAGTGTGCGGGCGCTGCCCGGTTTGCTGGGCATTATCCAGGCGTCCGAAACCGACTGGAACAAGCTCACCAGCGTCATGAAAAACTGCAATGGCGCAGCCGAAACCATGGCTAAGACCATGAGCGACAACCTAACCGGTGACCTCCAGAAGCTGCAAAGTGCAGTGGGGGACGTCGGTTGGGAGTTCTACAAGGCCATTTCCGGGCAGGCACGCGAGGCCGTACAGGCCCTTACGGCGCAAATTGCAACCTGGTCGCAGGACGGCACCATCCAGAGATGGGCGCAGAACGTCGGTAACGTGGTCAGCCGTGCGATGGAGCTAGCGGGCAACGCGATTCAGTGGTACAAGGAGCACTCCGAAGGGCTGAAACGGACGCTAAAGCTGCTTGCTGGTGCGTTCGTTGTAAGCAAAGTTGCGGGATTCGTGTCGAAGATCGGCGAGGCTGTAACCACCGTTTCTACCTTTGCCGCGATGCTCGGACAGCTTGCCGCGTTCCACGGATTGGCTCATATTGGCGCGGCATTTGGCGGGCTGTCGTCCGTTCTCGGTATGATCGGCTCCCCGTTCACTTCCCTCTTGCAAACACTCCAAAAACTTCCTTCTCTGTTGACTGCCTTGCCGGGTAAGTTTATGGCGCTGGTAATCAGCATAGGCGAGGGGTTTGCGGGCCTTGTAGTGCAAATTCTAAAGCATATGCAAGGCATTCCTGGCTCTATTGTCGGCTTTTTCAAAGGCATCCCGGGCAGGGTTATAGGGGTGTTCAGTGGGCTTGCCGGTGGCGTAAAAGGCGCTTTTTTGGGCGTTCTTTCCTTCTTTACGGGGTTGCCCGGTATGCTGGTCAGCTTCTTTAAAGGAATCCCCGGTGCATTGATCGGCGCTTTTAAGGCAATACCCGGACTCCTCAAAAGTATTTTTGCTAACCCAGCAAATTGGGGCTTCGCGGGATTTATCGCGATTGTCGCAGGTGTAGTTGCCGCTGGCGTGCTGCTGTACCGCAACTGGGATATCGTCAAAGCTAAGGCTAGTGAACTGTGGGGGCAACTTAAATCCAATCTCGCGCCTGCGTTCGAGACGGTCAAAAGCGTTGCCTCTCAGGTCGCGCAGTTCTTCACGGGGACGGTCGTTCCTGCGGCATCTGCTCTTTGGGCCAAGGTGAAGGAAGTCGCTATCGCTTTCGTGACGGCAATGGCTCCCGCAGCTTCTATCGTTCTTGGTGTGGTGTCACAGTTAGCGACGTTCTTTGTGAACACCGTCGTTCCTGCTATCGTCTCCATCGTCCAATTCATCGGACAACTTGCCAGCGCATTCCTGACGGTAGCTACTCCCGCTATTCAGGCCGTAACCAGCATCATCGGGGTACTGGCCAACGTCTTTACCACCGTGGTTGCACCCGCTATCGGAGTAGTTGCTACTGTCATAACGGGGCTTGCCAATATCTTTATTTCAAAAGTTGTTCCCCATACAACGGCTGTTTTGAACACCGCGCGGACGCTGGCAAACTTCTTCACGGGCGTGCTGAAAGCCGCGATTGAGACCGTCCAGAGTGTTGCGCAAAGTCTGGCGAGCTTTTTAACCGGCGTGTTTGGCCCCGCTTTTGCGACCGCAAGAAGTTTCGCACAGCAACTCGCAAACTTCTTTTCTGGTGTGCTGACCGGCGCGATTGGGGCAGTCCGAAGCGCATTCTATAGCGTCAGAGACGCCGTGAGTGGTGTAATCAGCAAGATTCAGACGTTCTTAGGGATGAACACAACCAAGACCGTCACTGTAAATACCATCTACAAGAGCAGCGGTCAATCAACGGCAGGCTCTGGTACAGGGAAATCCCTGGGTTCTCCCTATTGGCGCGGCGGCATGGTCGAGATCAACGAACGTGGCGGCGAAGTGCTCCAATTCCCGAACGGCAAACAGCTCATTCCACAGGATGTACAGAAGATTCGCGGCTTGTCGCAAAGACTCTACCACAGCCCAGGCTGGATCGACAAAGACGATAAAACCCAGATTCGAGACATCCGCCCAATCCAGCATCTGGGAACCCTGCCTGCTGTGCAGAGTATGTTGGCTGGCAAGCGGACGATCGTAAACCTCCCCAGCGGCACCAAGATCATCCCGCACGATAAATCGGTCAAGCTACTCAAAGAGGCTGTTTCTAATCCCCTTGGTGCACTTGGTGCGGCTGGTTTGATCGGTCATAACGCGATGGGCACCCCTTACTGGCGTGGCGGCTTGACCGAAATCAATGAACGGCGCGGCGAAATCATTCAGCTTCCCGGACAGAAAACGATTGTACCGGAGTCCCTCATTAGTCAAATCACAAGCAATCTATCCAGCTCATGCAGCAACGTATACGAACGGGTATCTACTCACGTCTCGACTGTCTCTTCTCGGGAAACCAGTCGAGAAACCGACAGACGCAGGGGGGATATCCACATCAATATGCCGATTACCGTGAATGGCAATCTAGACGACAAGACGGGCAAAAAGATGCTTTCCGAAATCGATCGACACTTAAAGACTATCCTGGAGAACTACGCCTGAGAAAAGAGGCCGCTTGATGACTCATATCTATATTTCGATCAATAACAAAGAAGAGCTGTTTACGATCCCGGTTGTGCCGGACGGGCTGATCATTCCTGAGCCGGAACAGCACAATGAGGTATATTCTGGTCTGTCCTGCGACTACAGCCGGATCGGTACTATGGGGCTGAGGCAATTATCTTGGTCTAGTTTCTTCCCGGATAGGTACCATAGCAATTACCCTTTTGTCGACGATTCCTATACAAAAGATGGTTGGGCTTATGTAAGCTTCTTCCAACGGTGGCGGGACAAAAAGCTGCCGTTCCGTGTCGTCATTATCAGCGATGAGGAGGTCCGGCTCAATATGCCTTGCACGGTCGATAAGTTTGAGTATTGGATTAAACGCAATAAAGATATTGCGTATTCGATCACTTTAACCGAATACCGGTTTGTTGAGTAGGGCGTAGAGCTATGCAGTATGTGGATGACTATCGGGTGATCCTCGAAGGGGAGGACATCACAAACTTCGTTTCAGAAACAACCCTGGATGACGCCATCGACGCGCTTGCTGTCGAAGCCTCGTTTGGTGTGTTTATCAGTCCCTGGGATAAGTATGTCAAAAAATTGTCTATCTCTCCGGGCGATAACGTGAAGATCACCAACCATGATAACGAGCTGTTCCAGGGTAAGGTGGTGATTGTCAGTCTCGACGGACAAGTCACCGCTTACGACCAGGGACGATACCTCAACAGCAGCGAGATTATCCTGCAATGTTCCTCTATCCAAGCTGATGATGCCATCCGGCAGCTCTGCGCCAAGGCGGGCGTTAAGGCGGGGACGATCCCCGAGATGTCAACCATGATAGAGGGGTTGTGGGTGGGCCATACGGCTGCTACTATCTTAAACGAGATATTGGAAACCTGTACTGCTAAGACCGGTAAGCAGTACCACTATCGCGTATCCGGCGGCAAACTTTGCGTTGCAGAGCTGACCCGCGAGCCTATCACTGCGTATCACAAACCAGCGGGGAATATCGCCCCGTTTGATATCACGTGGGCGTTGGGGAAAGTGTCCGGCGAGGATTCGGCGGAAGGACTATATAACGCCGTTGTCATAGCGGCTGAGAAAGACGGCAATGTATCCGTAGGCGCAACCGCCTCGAACGAGACGAGTAAGCTCCGACACGGTGCTTTGCAGTACGTCGAGACGGTTAACTTGGACCCAGGAGAAGCCGAACTGGGAAGCATGGCGCTGCAACTGCTGGAACAGTACGACCGCGTATCCCACACTCGTCACATAGATGAAATCTGGGGCGCGGATGAAGTGAAAAGCGGCGTCGTTCTTTCGTTTAACTCCCCTCAGTTCGGTATCAAGGGACTCTATCGCGTGATTCATGTGGTCCATCATTACGGTAGAGCAGGACACACTATGGAGCTGGAACTCCAGGCGCTCGAAGAGCCGCGTGCTTCCCAAGACGCCGCCTGGATGAAAGGCGAAAAAGAATTACCTCCCGTCGACGACAAGCTCCAGGTATACGGCCTCCCGGATTCGTTCGGCGGTGACGCGGAGCTTGGCAGCGACCAGAACGACGGTAACGGCAAGGCGGTTAAGCCCGGTGACGCTAAAAGTTTTGTTGCGGTTGCGCGTGGCGAAATCGGGCAACCGGAAACCCGCGTCAAGGGCGCGGACGGCAAGACCCGCTCCAATTGGAACAAATACGGCGAGTGGGCGGGCAACAATGGCGTTGCCTGGGACACGCAATTTGTATGCTGGTGTGCGGATCAGGCCGGTGCGCCCATTCCCACAAACTACGCTTCGGCTAACGTTATGGCGAATTACTTTAAGAGTCGAAACTTATACAAAAAGGTTTCTTCCGGCTACACGCCCAAACCCGGCGATTTGGCGGTATGCGGCAAGAGGCTTGCCATCGTGGAGAGCGCGACACGGGCCAGCATCCAGACGATTGAAGGCAACCACTCGAACCGAGTGGAGCGCGTCACGCGGTATTACAGTGAAATTTCCGGGTTTTGCACACCCTGGGATAATTTGACCGGTAGGTGATACAATGGAACCTTACGAGTTGGTGAAGGCACTCGATAAGTTTGTGAAAGGTCGTATTCCAACATCCTATCCGTGGCTACGGGCGAAATGCGAAAAGCTCTCCCCGCTGCTTTTCTCCATCCTGGACGGAGAAGTCCAGGCCGGTGAAGAGAAAAGCGTGACGCTCAACATGACCTACACCGCTGCGCTATGTGATTGGCGCGTCGGTGATGAAGCTGCTGCAATATTGAACGGCAGTTCTTTGCTGATCCTCGGAAAGGTAGCGAAAGAGGTTAAGCCGCTCGACGCCTTTGTGAAAGACCTCGTGCCGGAGCCGCCCGGCTGGCTACGGGCGAAATGCGAGAGTTTATCCCCGCTTGCGTTCTCTGTGATGAACGGCAGGATAACAGCCGGTGAGGACAAAGATATCCCCCTGACGCTTACCCGCGCTGCGTCGGAATATGAATGGCACGTTGGCGACGAGGCGGCGGCTGTCCTGGGCGGGGATGGGCTGTTGATTTGCTGATGATCGAAAGGAGCGGTTGACTATGGACACGATGGATCACATTGGTCGTACCCCGGCTTTTTCGTTCGAGGAGAACAGTTTTTTGATCCTCGACGGTGGGCTTGTCGAACGCAAGACGGTCGAGGCCGTCAAGCAGTGGTTTGAGCTGATGCTTCGCCAGCAGCCCGGGAAAATCCCGATATACCGAACCGGCAAGAACGAGGAACCCGGGATAGACCGCTCCCTGCTCAAACGAGATCTGCCTTTTGGCTTCGTCTGCGCGGAAATCAAGCGCCAGGTGATAGCGACCGCCGCTTACTGCCCCGCTGTCCAGGAACTCGACAGCTTCACTTTTACCCGCGTGAAACGAGGGCTTCAAGTCGCTTTTACCGCAAGACTGTACTCGGAGGAAGCCGTGGAGGTGACTGCCTATGTCGAGTGAAGAGATTCTAAAACAATTATTGTCGCACATGCCCGATACTTACCAGAAGACCATTGGTTTCCCTACTTACGATCTATTAGCGGCTACCGCAATCCGTCTCGCGAAAACCGACGCGGAGATCCAGGAGGCGAAAAAGAAACTCGACCCCGAAAACCTCAACGGGGAAGAGCTTGACCGTTATATCTATCCCCGTTCGGGGCTGGCACGGAAACAGGCCACCTTTGCGGAAGGCATAGTTCATCTGACCGGCACCGGTACCGTTAACGAAGGTGCACTATTTGCCTCAGCGGGGGGCGTGCAATTTGTCTCCGTGAAGCCCGTCTACATCGCCGGAGAAGGGGACGTCCCTGTTGTGTGCCGTCAGGATGGCGCAGTCGGCAACTTGCCTGCTCACGCCGTCAACCAGATGCCCGTCACCATCCAGGGAATTACAGCTTGTGACAACCCCGAGCCTATGACCGACGGCTTCCCCGAAGAGACCGACGAGGAATATTACAACCGTCATTTAATCAAAATCCAGACGCCCCCGACCTCCGGCAACATCTATCACTACATGATATGTGGGCACTCGAAATCGAAGGCGTGAAACGTGTCAAGGTGTTCCCGCTTGGCCACGGCGATAACACTGTGGACGTCGTGATCGCCGACAGCTACGGCAGGCCCGCTGACGCTTCTCTGGTAAAAGCTGTACAAGACTACATTGATCCTGACAGCACCGGCGAGGGCTACGGTCAGGCTCCGATTGGCGCCCGTTGTTTCGTCAGCGCCGCTCTATCTAAGCCAATCGCTCTTTCTTTGATGGTGTCCAAACTGTCCAGCGACAACGAAGAGGCTGTCACTCTTGCGATTCAAGAAGCTGTCGGAAAGTACTTGGCTAGTGTCGCTTTTGAGCAGAATTATATCAGCTATGCCCGGGTTCTGGATGCCGCGTTGTCTGCGGACGGTGTGCTGGATCTGTCCCGGCTCCGGCTCGACGGCGGTACGGATGATATTTCGGTTGGCGTCCGGGAATGCGCCGTTCTGGGGGAGATGGAGATTCTTTATGTCTAATCAGAATCCAGATATCCACAATCTGCCCGTCGTTTATCGGCGTGACCAGTGGGTGAATGATCTACTAAATGCCCTGCAAATCGTCGATGAAAAACAACGCGCAGACGCCAAAGATATTGCCGCCCAGATGCTGCTTGACTCCATGACCTGGCACTTGCCCAAAGAAGAATTGGAGGCTGGGCTGACGATTTACCCCTCTGTACCGATCGAAGATCGACGCGCTGCGCTTTCCACAAAATGGAGAAGCGTTGCGGGTCGTGTCGGATTAGAGATGATCCGCTCGATTTGCTCTACATGGGAGGGCAACGAAGTCCAAGTCACTTACAACGGCAAGAATATCGTGGCTGTTTATATTGGCGCGCATGAGGGTGCTGCGACAGACGCCACTTGGGCGATTAACCAACGGCTGCGCGAGGTCGTCCCCGCTCACCTGTGGGCTTATCTCACCGTCCGACACGAGCCAATCACGTTTGACGTCTCCCTGGGACTCCACCATGGCGTCACCCGCTCCACC